AAGCCATTTGTTGACGCGGCGCCAATAAATGGCTTATACGTCGTGGCATCAACTGATCAACGGAGAAACGACATGAAAACCTCAACACCCAAAACCGCGCCCGTAAAAGGCACCAAAGAATATGAAGCCGCCAAGGAGCGTGAGATCGCTCGCCTCGTTGACGACGCTTTTGCAAAAGGTCTTTTCGAGGAGCTGGTATAATGGCTACTTTCAAACCATCACCCGCACAGCAAGCCTTCTACGACTGGGTCAACGACGACCGCGGTCACGCGATCCTCAACGCTGTTGCAGGCGCCGGCAAAACCACGACGATCCTCAACGGCATCGCAATGATGCGCGGGAAAGTCTGGTTCGGCGTTTACAATAAAAAGATGGCCGACGAGATCAAAGGCAAATTGAACGAAAGCGCATCGTTGCGCGAACGTGCCGACTTCGCGAACAAAACCGACCGCGTCGAGTCGTCAACCTTTCACTCACTTGGCTTCGGTATCGTGCGCGGCATGACCTACCCGAACAAACCAGAGATCGACGACAAAAAGGTGAAACGTATCGTTGACCTGATCGTTGCCGAAAAAGAGGCCGTTGCTCAACAGGAACGCGCCGACCTGCGCGAACTCGTCCCCACAATCCTCAAATTCGTTTCGATGGCTAAAAACCGCGGCTTCGTTCCGGCTGAACGCGTGACCGAGGGCCTGACCGATTGGGACAACGTGGACGCATGGTACGACATGGCCTACCGTTTCGATATTGGCGAAACGCTCGAAGACGATCAAATCAATATCGCGATCAACTTCGCACGCACCGTCCTGCGCAAATCGAATGCCGACCTGTCGACCATCGACATGGACGACATGGTTTATCTGCCCCTGGCGAAACGCGTCAACCTGAAGCCGTGGCACAAATTCAATTGGGTGCTTGTTGACGAAGCACAAGACACCAACCCAACACGTCGCGCACTCGCTCGCATGGTGATGGCTGGTGGCGCTCGTTTCGTTGCTGTTGGTGACCCGCATCAGGCCATCTACGGCTTCACGGGTGCCGACAACGACTCGCTCGAGCAAATCAAGTCGGCCTTCAACGCAATCGAATTGCCGTTGACTGTGACATACCGTTGCCCGAAAGCAATCGTTGCGCACGCTCAGAATTGGGTGTCGCACATCACGGCACACGAATCCGCTCCTGAGGGCGAAGTCGTTTCGCTGCCTTATGCCGATCTCATGGATCAGCTGAAAGCCACCGACGCTGCTGACTATTCGGAAAACGCGATCCTGTGTCGCTACAACAAGTACCTCGTCGGCCTGTGCTTCAAAATGATCCGCGAGGGCCTGCCCGCGAAGATCGAAGGCCGCAACGTCGGCGAGGGCCTGATCAAGCTGGCCACACGTTGGAAGTCGGCTAAAACGATCAACGGCCTCGAAACCAAACTGCGCGAATATGAGGACCGCGAAGTCGCGAAGGCTCTGAAGAAAGAGCAAGAGCAGAAAGCTGACCGCATCATTGACGAAGTCGCGACCATCATGACTGTGATCGAACGCGTCCGCGCCAATGGCCTTGATCGTGTCACCGACGTGGTCGACGCAATCGAAGAAATCTTCGCTGACGGTGTTTCCGATTCCGGCCTGATCACACTTTGTTCCGCGCACAAGTCGAAAGGCATGGAATGGAATCGCGTGTTCTTGCTTGATCGTGAGGCGCTGATGCCGTCGAAGATGGCGAAACAGGAGTGGCAGGTCGAGCAGGAGTTCAACCTGATCTACGTTGCTGTCACTCGCGCAAAAGAAACGCTGGTCGAAGTGACTGGCGTCGCCGAAGAAAAAGATCCTACGAAAGGGGAGGAATAATGGCTTGGGAAAAGTTCAAAGGTGACTTCAATTCGATGTCTGACGACGAGATAGAAACTGAAACGCGCGAGGCGCAAGAACGCATAGACACCGAGACCGATTGGGTCGAGGCGGTTGCGTCATGGAAAGCCGCTGGCAAACCTCGGGAGGACTCGTGATGCTCGTCTACCACCTGACCAAAAACGGCGGCTACCATCGTTGGGCATTCGTGCCCTTCGACGATAGCCACACCCCTTTCCTGCGCGACGGCGACTCGTGGCGTTTCGTCTGGCCTGCGTGCCATGCGAGTCCTACGCCTGTCGGGCCCGCTGACATGACCGAGGAGATGACGCGCGAAGTGTCGTCCTTCGTCCTGTATCGTTTCACGTTGAAGCACCCACCTAACTTTTATCCGCAAGCCAATTGGGCAATCCGCGCGGATGATGTAGCAGCGAAACTGATCGAGTGCGAACACGTCGCCTCCTTCCCTTATGCAAGGACCTTGAATTATGGCTGAGATACTTCAATTCCCGACACTCGCAGAGCGCCCGTCTAAGGCGGATAGAGCGTTTTCGCCCATAGTCAGTCAGGAAACGCTTGACCGCCGCGTCAACGTCGAGAAATACCTGGTTGCTCTGCGATATGTGCGCCACGCTATCATCTGGGGCGTCATCTGGATGACCACACTCGTAGCAATAGGAGTATTTACCAATGTCTGACCGACCTGACCCACTCGCATCGTTGCGAGAAGAATTTCGCCGCAAGGCCGCGTTTAAACGGTTCGTCCGCGAACGCGTCATCTACTGGACCTTAACCGCGCTGATCCTCGGCGCACTCATCTGGAGTATTGCATGACTTTTGGAATCTCGCTGGACATCGAAACGCTGTCCACGCACAAGAACGCCGTCGTGTTGTCGATTGGTGCCTGCACCTTGTCGCTCACGAACGAACCACGCAACACCTTCCACGTCCTCGTTGACGCGCAAAGCCAGATTGATGCTGGTCGGCATGTTTCATTCGACACGCTCAAGTGGTGGATATATCAGCAGCAGGAAGCACGAGATGCCGCGTTCGAAGGCGAACGGATGCCCATCGACACGGCACTGACTTCGTTGCGCCTTTGGATGGCGAACTTCGGTGATGCGCCGGTCTGGACAAAAGGTCCTGGCTTCGATGGTGCGATCCTCGAGTCACTGGCCGAGACGAACGGCTTGCAGCCTGCATGGCATTTCCGCAATCACCGCGACGTGCGCACGATTGAGGATGCTGTCCAACGCTCGCACGATGACCAGCTCTATGAGCGTTTCTACCAGGTCGTGTCGAAGGCACGGACAAAAGGTGTCGCCCACAACGCACTCGACGACGCGATCTCGCAAGGCGCTGTTGTCGAATGGTGGTATAAGGAGCTCGAGGCATGATCAAAGCACCGACTGAAGACGGCGAACCCGTAGGCCCTGGAGAGATCACGCGTGATGCTGAGTTGCATTCTGTGTCTCAACGAGGTCTCAACGCCGCACACCGCAACGGCTTCGATCTGTCACACTGGGCCGTCGCTGTGACGATGGGCGGACGTCCGCAGATCAATGCTCCTGGATGGGAGATCACTGAGGTCGTTGACAACGTTTGGCAAGCGATTGCGATCAGCAGCCGGTACCGCTTCTGCGGTCAAGGCAACACGCCACGCGAGGCACTCAATCGCTCCTACAGCGAGATGCGCGAATTCTCGAAGGAGCTGAAGGCGCACATGGACGCAACGTCGAATGAGTGAGACAAACGCCACGCGCACGCTTCGAAACCATCTTGCTGCTGGCGGTGCACACTGCCAGCGGTTCGAGGACAAACTGTCGCCTGGCATCCCGGACACGGGTTGCGGCAAGCACGGCGTCTACTGCTTCCTTGAGGGGAAGTTCATCAAGGCGCTGCCTGCACGCGAAAAGACCTTGGTCATGTTCGGCACGAAAGGCGAACCACGCCTCGCGCATCAAAGGAACTGGCTCACAGCGCACGCGAAAGCGGGCGGTCTTGCGTTCTGGTGGGTTCGCGTTCGCGACGGCGCCTGGTACCTGTTCACTGACCGCTATGACCTGTTGCGCGACGGCATCCCGAAGGATCAATTGCTCCTCGAGAAGAATTGGGGCTCGGCAAAAGCGATTGCTGCTCAGATTGACTCGTTGATGCTCGATCAGGCGTCGCGGGTATGAGGACCCAGGACTACGTCAACAAGTGGCTGCTCGATGCGCTGAAACCCGGCGACGAGCACCTCTGTGGCGATCTTGCGGTCCTGTGCGGTTGCACGCGCAAGCAGATCATCGACGCCGCGGACGATCTGGCCGACTTCGAATTCCACCTGCATGTCGCTGACGGTGTGATGGGTGGGGGCGTGTTCGAACGCCCGAAGAAACTGTGGACCTTATTTCGCGATCACAGTGTCTAATAAATGGCTTATAGCGCGCGGGTGAGTGTGCTATAACCAAGTTATCAAACAACGGAGACAACCATGCCAGAAGCCAGATTAGAAATTCACAAAACTATCGTCGAGCGCGGAACGTTCAAGGCGACGGTTCGCACGGCAATGCTGCGATGGGCCGCATTGGTCGAGCAGTACAACATTCCTGAGAACGCGACGATCCAAGTCGAGATCCCGGGCGGCGGTGATTGGTCGTCGTGTCGCGTTGATGCGGACGAGATCGACGTGGTCGTGACGTGGGAGACGCATACCGATGGATAAGAAATGGATCCGCCTGCCACAAGGCGAGCAGAAACGACACGAAGGCAATTGGGTCGAGGTTCGTGGTGACAAGATGTCAACCGATTGGGACAAATGCTCACGCACATTCTTCCTACCTGTTGCGCGAATGTTCCCGGATCGTGGATTGGTCAAGGATGACCGTGAGAAGCGACCGACTTTCGTGATCGAAGGCGGCTGGATGATCAATCAATTCCACAACGTCGGCGTGAAGATCGCCGGCGGCGACCCGCGCTCATTGCAACGCGCACAACTGCAACTCAAAGACCTGCTTGAGCAGTGTCTTGTGATCGAACACGAAGGAGACGACAATGATTCCGAAACCTAAGCACACGCCCATGAGTCAACACGGGTGGAAGCAATTGCCGTTCCGTCGTCGCTTGGACATCTGGGTCTCGTCGTGGTGTCCTGGATGGATCATCGGCCTCGTTGTGTCGATGGCGTTCTCGCTGATCTTCACCATTGGCATCACGTCGGTGATTGCACTCGCGGCATGGGACCTGTCGTGGTACTGGGGCGTCACGTCCCGCGCGATCTTCGGCGGCTTGACCGCGTTGTTCTCGCTTATCGTCTGGAGCAACACCTGATGCTCGTATTCCAGAACGACGGCATCCTGCCCATTGAGGGCTTCACCACTTTCGGCATGTCGGCAAAGCCGGGATCGACGAACCCAATTGGGAAGTTCGGCACAGGACTCAAGAACGCGGTCGCGATCATCCTGCGACTTGGCGGGACCATTCGCGTATTCCGCGGCCTTGAGGAGTATGTGTTCTACACGAAAGACGTTGACTTCCGTGGGCAGACGTTCGCAAAGGTGCGCATGAAACGACGCCACGGCCTGTTGCCTTGGAAGTACGAGGCGCTACCTTTCACGACCGAACTCGGCAAGCATTGGAAACCGTGGATGGCGTTCCGAGAGCTCGAGGCGAACACGCGCGACGAGGAAAACGGTGAGACGCACTACATTGGCACGGAGGGTCCGCTCGGGTTCTTGCCTCGTGAGAACACCACACTGATCTTCGTCGACTGTCCTGAAATGGACGAGGCCTATGCGGACATCGACAACATCTTCCTGCCAGAAGGAAAGGTGCCATTCTTCGAGAACGACGACGTGCGCATCTTCGAGGGCGAGAACAATCATATCTTCTACCGTGGGATGCGTGTCACCGATACGCGTAAGCCAACGCTCTACACCTACGAGATGAAGCACGTGTTCTTGACCGAGGATCGAACGTCCCAGTATACTTTCATCGACAACGGGAACATGATGAAGGGCCTCCTTGCGTGCGATGATCGAGAAGTTGCTTGGAACGTCGTCCATGCGGCGAAGGATCACCACGAGGAAACATTCGAGTGGGACAAGAAGAAGCCGAGCGTTGGACGTGGCTGGCATGGCGCGTTGTCGGGTTCGGGATTGTCGCCACGCTTCTCGACACTGCGCGACAACTTGAACTATGGCTTGGGGCGGTCTGAAGACGTCGAGGTGTGTCTTGAGGTCCACGAATGGGAGGACCTGCTTTCGATGCTCCCGGGCGATCATGAATTGGTCGCTGCTATTCGTGACCAACTCGACGACGCCGGTTGGAAACCCAAAACCGAATGGGACGAGATTGCGAGGGCACATGGCTAGTCCTGAAGCAGAGGAGATTGCTGCCTGTTTAAACGGGACGGCGGATGGCGACCTGTTCGCGTTGATCGAAGAACGCGGATTGACGCTCGAGGAAGACCGCATCTGCAACGAGGTGGATCAGCTGGTGTTCCAGTGCACCGCCTGCGGTTGGTGGTGCGGAATTGAAGAAGAGGCGTCCGAGGATCATGGCCTCGACGAATGGACGTGCTCGCAATGCTGTGAGGAACTATGACTGACAGAACGAAACGCACAAAGCCGCGGAAGTTCGTGATCGGCAAACAGGTGGTCTGCACGAGCGCAGCCTCCTCGGCCTATCGCGTCGGTGAGACCTACGACGTGGTCAAGCATCCGCAAACCGAAGGCGCCGCGATCAAGGCGCGCGACGGATTCCTGGACCTGCCTTCGCTGGTCCTGTCAACGTTCGAACCCGTAGGAGGAACCAATGATCAAGCACCACCCGCTGTTTGACCGTGAGAAGGTCACCAAGCTGTACTCGGAAAAGGACGGCGTGCCTGTGTCGTATGTCTGCACGTCGGCCCTCGGGTCGGAAGACGCATATGCTCGCGACATCTACTTCCGTGCGACGCCACATCCCGACTTTGGCAATCGCTACTTCGCGTTGTTCTACGACATGCGCCCGCGATTGACGAAAGAACAGCAGCTGCTCATCTGTTCGGCGGACATCATTGAGGAGCGAACGTTCTCGATGATCAAAGGCACGAATGGTTGGGAGTATTCGCAGCATCGGCATGACTTTCGGGAAGTTCCTGGATCAGGCCTTGCGATTGATGGCGGTCGGTCGTACTGTCGACTGGTCGGTGACATTCATGGACAGGAGCCGCGCGAGTTCGTTGTCCGAGATGGAAAGATGGTGAAAGCATGATACCTGCACACTTGCCCAACGTATCAATCGAAACGAATCCGCGCGGTGGCCTCGTTGTCGTCGTTCCGAACATGCCCGGCATGAACATGCGGTGGGATGAAAAAGAGCAGGCGTGGGTCCTGCTGCTTGTGATCAAATAGGAGACTGAAATGGAAAAAGACACAAACCCGAAAGATGCAATTGGTCGCGCGAAATGGCGCAACTACTTCACGGTCCCGCGGCAGGTGCTGTGGGCTCTCGGCATTGCGATGCTCGAAGGTGCGTTGAAATACGGTCGGCACAACTATCGAGGGGCCGGCGTTCGCGCGTCGGTTTACGTCGATGCTGCCATGGGACACATTGACCAGTGGGTTGAGGGGGAGGACAACGATCCGGACTCCGAGGCCAACCTGTCGCATATCATCAAGGCGATTGCATCGCTAACGGTCCTTGCCGACGCGATCATGAACGACTTCCTGGACGATGATCGACCGCCGAAGATCAAAGACCTGCCCGGCTTGCGTGCGCAGTTGCAGGAAGCGGCTGATCGACTTCACGACGAACACGCGGACAAGAACCCGCACCACTATTCGCACTTGGAGGATGGTGAGCCATATCGCGACAACTGGAACGCGGAACAAGCTGACTTTGACGACGACGAGATCCTTGCGTCACCACGCATCTCGGTCAGTTTCGCGCCTCCGTCAATCGAGTCGTGCGCTGCTCATGTTGAAGACCCAACGTACTTGCCCGGGATCCTGAAATGCCTGTCCGACGATGATCCCGACCAGATCCTGTATCTGTCGCCACAGCATCCGGAATACGATCAGGCGCACATTGTCGAGGGGCTGACCATGAAGCAGATCGACCGACTCGTTGCCCATGAGGCTGACCAGATCGGTTGTTTGCTCGTCGATGGGGACGAGGTGGTATTCGACGCCGTGTTGCGTCGCGTGCTGCTGAGGCTTAAAGAGCGGTTGCAACTATGGCACACCGTCTACTTCGCGCAAGGCGGCACAGATCGACGCTTTTCCCGGTTACGCAACGCAGAATGGCAGATCGCTATCCCGGGTTGCATTGCTGATCCTGACATGATGCCGCGGACGTTCGCATGATCGAACACGGCCTACCATATGTGCTGTCCGCGTTCACCATCGCTCAGATGTGGCTCGCGGGCAGTGTGTCGCGTTGGACCTGGGTCGTCGCGCTCGTTGCGCAGGTGCTTTGGTTCTTCTGGATCATATGGGTTGGGCAGTGGGGCCTCATGTTAGGAAACATCGTCCTCACTGTCGTTTTCGTGAGGAATTACAACAAGTGGAAACAGGATGCTATTCGGACTGACACCTAAGCAATGGAAATGGCTCACGAACGCCTACTTGGTGTTCGTTGGACCACTGCCTGACTACGACGACGCGCGGCCCTATCTGTGGGAACTCACGATGCGGAAATGGGCACGCATGGATGAAACAATTTGGAACGCATTGGAGCGGATATGAACGTTAAGGAACTGAACGCGGCGCTTGCCGGCATGATCGAAGATGGTCATGGCGATGCTGAAGTGTCAACAGTCAACGGCACGGGAAAAGTCGTCCGTGTCATGGGTTGGGAACTGGCGATCAATGGGCGCTACGAACCGACTCGAGGGGTCGAACAACAGCCGCCTAAGAAGTCATTGCGCTTCTACATGACCGCGCGCTTCTGATGTGGGCGACGGCGATCTTCTTTTTGTGTCCTGATGTGGGTTCGACGATTGAAGCCGCTCATCTGATTGCGACGGACCCGAACCTTTTGCCCCCTGCGTGTGAGTGGGTGACAGGTGAGAAGAACGGTCATGTGATCGAGGTTGCTGACATTATCGAACTCGAAGATGGGCGGCTGATCATGATCGGTGAAGTGACGCTCGTCTACCCGTTTAAACGCGGATACTCAGCTGGACATTTGCCGCTCATTTCATGACTAAGTTATGTCAAGCACAGCATGAGGATATAAGTCGCTTATCGAATGTGCTTGACAGGTGATCAATAAGTCGCTTATACGTTAATAGAAGGCGACGCGCTACTGGCGTAACCCGGGAAACCCATGATGGGAACGCGTCGCTCTTGAAACTGAAAACGGAGAAGAACAATGACTAAGATTTATGAAATGACTTTCGGTGCGCTTTTTGCTGTTGCTGTCGTGTGGGGCGCCTATGGTGCTGTTGTAGAACCTGCGCTGGACAACCTGGAACAATCGCTCGCGTCTGTTTCGATCACCAATTGAGTTACCGACCCATCGCTCTTTCGCGGTTGTTGCCTAGCAGCCGTCATAGGCCTGAGATTGCAGGCGAAGGAAGTCGGTTTGATAGTTGCATGCTGCGATCTCAGGATAGGCGTTCGATCCTTTTGGGTCGGTGAAACGGTACGAGAAACCATAGAAGCGCGCTCGTCGTGTAGGTCGCCCGATTCTGGGTCGCCTGATCGGCGGGCGCGTTTTGCGTTATTTTGTTGGGTTTTGTGGCATGCAGAACTGCGTCACGCGTGCGCGTGTCCTTTTCGGATTTTTTTCTCATTAGACCTGCAGGACGCGCAGGGCGTGCAGGGACCGTGGTTTTCTGTCGAAAGTTCAAGGACGTAGGTTCCAGAGATTCCCTGCATGTTCCCTGCACGGCATGCACGAACTCAAGATCAACAGGTTTGAAATTGTCCTTTTGTGCGTGTGCGCATGTGAAAAACCGGCGTTTGCCTCAGCACGCACGCTGTTTCTGTTTCGGAACCTTTGATCGACGTTGCATCAATCGAGCGCCTTGGGTATAAGTAACTTAGGTTTTCTGGAAGAGAAATATAGTACCTTATCCGAAAGAAGGTGGAGCTGTTGGCTAAAAAGAAAAAAGACGATCCTGGAAACGAGGTCACGGTCACGTCGTCGAAGCGCGTTGCTGCCGATGGCTCACAACGAGGCCTCACCCGCAAAGGATCGAAGAACAAGCTGACTTTGCTCCAGGAGAACATTGCTGCCGCCATCACACGAGAAGGCGGGCACGGCGAATCTTGGGACGAGGTGGTCATGCTGAACGTGATCGCTTACCGCCTCATGAACGGCTACGGTGCGACCGACGACAAAGGCATGCCAATCATCGACGTTGAGACGGGATCCCAAGTCATGGTACCTCCTGACTTGCCCGCAGCTGCTGCTACCTTGGCGAAGGCTGCGCCATATACGCACCAGCACCTGAAACCACGGGAGTCGGATGCTGACGACGAAACGCAGACCGATCCGAACGAGGAGAAAGAACAGTTCCTCACGGCGCTCGAGAACATGGGCGTGAAGGTGGAACGGGACGAGTGAACGTTTAAACGTTGAGGGGGTGTAGCCAAGTCAGGTCTAAGGCTCCGGTCTCCAAAACCGGGATCCGCGGTTCGAATCCGCGCACCTCTGCCACCTTATTCTAGACCTTGCGCGATCAACGCGGGATCCGTATGCTCGCACCCATGACACATGAGACACATCCTGAGACCCCTGACCAAGAAGTCGCGATGCGCTTGACTGATGCACGCGTCTGGGCATTCGTCGTAGGATTGGTGTACTTGTTCTTGAAATTGATTGCTCATCCCGTCGCGAACATGTGGCTGGTTCACAACGCATACCGACCGCTGGTCGAGTTCCCACCCCTTGAGACATTGGACGTCCTTTTGCTGATCGCTATGCCGATGGGCCTTTCCGCGTTCAACACACTCCTGAATAAGGTAGTTCCCAAATGACCAAAGAAGCACATGACGCCTTAGATGCCGCAATCGAGCAGGCACGCGAGGAAGGCCGCAAACAAGGCCATGGTGAGGGGCGCAAGGAAACGGCACAGCAAGCCACCGCAATTGTCAACGAACAACGGACGGCTCTGCTCGACCAAGGTCGTGAACAGGGGCGCAATGAGACTCTGCCTCAGATCGAAGCAGCCCGCGAGGAAGGCCGTGTCCAAGGTGTCGCAGATGGCCGGTCACAAGCTGAGGCGACTGCCGAGAACAAAGTCAAGATAGCGGCCTACAAAGAAGGACAACGTGTCGGTGACCGTGAGGGCTTCAAACGTGGACGCGGTGAGGGCTACAAGGCTGGCTGGAATGACGCGATCAACACGCCTGCACGAGATCACAAACCAAAGTGAGTGAGCGATGCGATCATCCGACCGCATTGACTCAGCAGACGGTGCAGTCGAAGTAGCATTCGACACAGACCTAGATCCAAACATCTTCGCGCTGAATGTAGCCACCTCCGGGTGGCTTTATTTCGTTGGACATGACGACAAGGACGGGTCGGTGTTCATCGCCGCCGGAATCGTGTTCCCGATCAAGGTGCGCCAGATCCAGTCACAGAACACGACGATCCCAGCTGCTGACATTAGGGGCCTCGTATGATCGGCATAGGCGTCAGCCCCTCGCTGCTGCAATATGCGGGCACGTCTCTCGATCCATCGACATGGACGCCCAGCCAGTACCGCGAGATCGTCAAGCTGCTGGTGTTCAATCGTGCAAGGCGGGCAATCGGTCTGCACTGGGCATTGAATTGGCAGTACCCGAGAACCTGATTGAGTTATCCACAGTCTTGTGATAAAGGTGCCGCACTCATGGAGCGAAAAGGAGAACACTCATGACATGGCGCGCCCATCTTCAAGGGATCATCCGATCCTGGATCATGAACTCGCTCGTGGCAGGTGTCGTTTCTGATATCTCGACCAACGGCCTCTCGGTCGCGGACGAGGCGATCATCGACGCATATCTGGACACCACGATGCCATAAAGCGGGACCTGTTTCCGCAATTGACGGTAGGCGCTCGTGCGCCTATTGTCGTTTCGAAGGAGACCTCAGATGGCTAATCAATTCGAGAACGGCATTTCCGCAGGCATGATCCCGGACAGCCTCAAGACACCCGCATGGTGGAAACTGCAGAACGACATATCCGTGGCAGCAGCCAAAGGCAACGACGCGAAGCAGGTCAAGCTCCTGCGCACGCAACGCACCATGGAACGTGAACTCATGGCGAAGGCAAAGAAGTAATGGCTAAGATGGAAATCGACCTCGGTCCCATGATGCGGGAAGCAATGATTGCATCCGTGGCAGGCCTCGTCGATGCTGTGCCACAGTATCGCTTTGCCGTGATCCTTGAGCTCCTGCGCACGGACAGCCTGTCTCGTGTGATGATCATGGAAGCCTTGGGCGAGCGTGCATTGCTCGAACGTGCGATAGATGAGCAGAATCAGAAGAACGTCGATGCGGGTATGCCAGCCGACTCCTACAGCGAAAAGTCGTGGGACGACATTGCCCGCCTAGTCATCGACGAATTGAAGGAGACTCCTGGTGGCCGAGCAGAGTGCGTCTGAAGACCCAATTGAAGGCTGGAGCGGTCTGTTCGAACTCCTTGACGACGAGGACCGCCACCGCTATGCTAGGCCCAAGCCAGTTATAAGGACCCGGCATGCCTTTCGACTTCCATTTTAAAAGTTCAGAATTCGACGCCTTGCACCCAGGGCGTTCTTTTCGCAATGCGGGTCTTACGATTGAGCACCTGCGCGAAGAGCCCGCGTTCGCAAAAGACCTGTCCTCGTTCCTACAGCCATTCCCGGGCCTGCAAGCAAAGCTGGTCAACGATTGGCAGTTCCTTGCACGCGACGAACAGTTGCCGCCTGCTGAGGTCTACAAGTTCTGGTTGTATCTCGCGGGACGTGGTTCCGGCAAAACACGAACAGGCGCCGAATGGTCGAAGGACCTCGTGCGCCGTGGCTACAATCGTGGTGGGTTGATCGCTCCCACAGCAGCAGATGCTCGGGATGTGATGATCGAAGGCGAATCTGGCCTTCTCGCCGTATGCAACAAATGGGATACCGACTACAAAGGCAACTTGATGGGCAGGCCCGTCTACGAACCGTCAAAGCGTCGCGTGACGTGGGAGAACGGTGCGATGGTCACGCTCTACTCAGCAGATGAACCCGAGCGACTTCGTGGGCCCCAGCATTCGTTCCTGTGGATGGACGAGCTTGCAGCCTGGCGACGCATGGAGACCTTTGACCAAGCAATGTTTGGCTTGCGCCTCGGTAAGTCGCCCAAGGTGTTCATTTCGACGACACCTAAACCCAAGCCCTTGATCAAGCGCCTATATGCGCGGGCCCTCAATGGGGCGGACGCGGACGTCGTCATGACCACGGGTTCTTCCGAACGCAACAGCGTGAACCTCGCGCCTGGCGTGATCGAAGAGCTCCGGGACATGTATGGCAACACCCAATTGGGACGCCAGGAACTCGACGGCGTGCTGCTCGAGGAGCTCGAAGGCGCATTGTGGACGCGTTCAGCGATCAACAAGAATCGCTTCGACGTGATGCCCACGCTTCTCGATCCTGAGTTCTATTTCCTGCGCATCGTCGTGGGCGTCGATCCTGCAACGACGGACAAAGAAGGTTCTGACGAGACGGGCATCATTGTCGCGGCCCTTGGGTCGGACAATCGCGGTTATGTGCTGGCTGACTACAGTGGGAAGTACTCGCCTGCTGCTTGGGGGCTGAAAGTCGCCGAGGCGTTCAATACGTGGCAGGCAGACAGTGTTGTTGCCGAGGTCAACCAAGGCGGTGACATGGTGAAGCACGTCCTGCAAGGTGCTGACGACATGATGCCAGTCAAGATGGTGCACGCGTCACGCGGTAAGCTGGCTCGAGCAGAACCCGTCGCCCAGAAATACGAACAAGGCAAGATCTCACACGTTGGGAATGCCGTCGTCCATGCTGACGGGACGAAGAACGAAGGACACCTCGACAACCTTGAGGATCAGATGTGTACTTGGGAGCGACTCAGCGCAACGTACTCGCCTGACCGCATCGACGCACTGGTGTGGTGTTTCCACGATCTCATGATTGATGGCGCCAAGGAGATCATCACGTCGAAACTGCGTGGAACGCACTGACCCGTTTAAACGTGTTGACAACCGCAAAAGAAGGTACTAAAAGCGAAGGATCAACAACGAAACAACGGAGAAACACAATGTCTACTGAAATGAAAAGCGTCCGCACCGAACGCAACGGCGAAGTTACCATGACTCAATTCTGGGGCGGTACTGATTCCGGCAAATGTATGCAATTGACTGCACGTTCGCAGCGCACCGAGGAAGATCCTGTCAATGGCTTCGACGTTGTTCAATTGACGAAAGCCGACGCTACCCAATTGGCCTTTGCTTTGTTGGAGTGGGCGTCGGATCAACGCGAAGAGGCATAACTTCCTCAACATCGACATGCGGAACGGCGTCTTCGGGCGCCGTTTTGTCGTTTAAACGACTGAGGTCGCTCACCGACCAATCGTCGCAGGGGTCATCCGAGCACATATGGGTCCTTGCCGGCCTGCATGTTCGCAGCAACGCGGGCCTCGATACGGGAAAGGTCCATGGCTTGCAGCCTCGGAACGTCAACGACACGTCGAACGGTGTCGAGGTTTGCGCCATACATGCGCGAGAACGTCAACGCCTTGACCTGTGACCGCGTCAATTCCTGCACAGCAGGCACGGTAGACGTCCAGCGGCCCGTGATCGTGCCCGAAGACGCGACAACCGCCTTAGAAACCGGCAGCGCTGCGACGATAGGCGCGGCAAACAGGCCTTTGAGGAATGATCTGCGTTCCATGTCAGTAATCTCCGTCTAAAAGTACGTGAACGTGAGGCTCTGTCGTGTCGATCTCGACGAAAGTCAAATCCTGGTACCTGTCGAGGTTGCCGCCTTCGAGAGCGTTGCGCATATCGAGCTCCGCCTGCTGTTCGTCAATTGCGACGATCACAGCGCACGCGCCCACAGGATAGTGACCCGAGAATGTGCAGGAGAAGGTTTTCATGTGATCAACCCCCATGCTAGGAGCACGAACACCGAGCACGCGAACCGGACCCATTTGTCGTCCCACCACGTCGCCCAGTCGTCGCGCGTCAGGCGCTCCCACCAAGGTTCTGATCCCGGGACGCTAGGCGCCAGGAGGTAGGTTGCGACAAACGACGCAACGCCGAGTGTGATAGTAAACCAGATCATACGTCCCTCACTTGCAACATCGTGCGCGGGATCAGGATGAAAGCGTCTGGGTGCTTCATCGACACAATGTCGTGCTTGTCGATCTCAGGACGTGCGCCCATCTCGATCAGTTCACGGATGCAGACATTCGCGTTCTCGATGTGTCGGCGGAATTCAGTCGCCTTTTCTTCGACGGTCGTGGGACGTGGAGCGGGTTCTTTTTGATCAAAGCCGCCATAGGGGTCGAGGTCTGGATGAGACATAGCCATTAGTATTCTCCGTTGTTTCGAAAATGTTAGTCGCGCGGCGTCATGCTGCCCAACCAGTTAATCAGATCTTGATTGCGCAGGCTCTGCCACGGTACGTCGATGTAGTCGGGCATCCACCCACAGCCTTCGCCTGTGTCGCGGTGCTTGTAGTAGTTCGAGTCGTTCGTTGTGGATTCCTGGAATCGAATCTCGTCGCGTTTGCGCATCTCGCGGTAGGCCATATGCGACTTCTGATCCTCCGACCACATGCGTTCCTCGAATTCCGACATAGGACGGACAACGCGTTCGCCTGTGCTCGGGTTCGTGTAGGTGATCATAGGGGCGCCCATTGCGTCACTCCAGGAATAGGGGCAGATACATCATGCCCACAGTCAACAACGTTATTGCAGCGGCACCCAAGACATCTTTCAGGAGTTCCCACGGGTTGTCGCGGTAGTGTTCGATTGCGTCGCGCACAGCATCAAGCATCTGCTTGCCTCCGCGTCTTGAAAACGAACCCGGGTTTCTTGATCGGGTTGCCCCAATCGTCTTCCGTGGCGTTGCCTTCGTACTTCGTCACACGATACGAGCGCAACGGTGCGATGGTCACCGGCTTATTGCAGCAGGCGGTCACGACCAGGTTGACGTTTTGGTAGATGTCGGCGTTCATGAAGGCGTTGCCTTTCACGTCGGCGTTCTCGGTTTCACACCATGGGCACTTCATTACTGCACCTCCTGCAATGCTTCGCGCACGATGTAGGCGAAGTCAGCGCACTGCAATTGATGCGCGACACCGTTGAGCGCGGACGACACGTCCGAGTTCATGCGTTCGTCGTTTCGTGCGTCGTTTTCGAGCTCCTCAGCCACCGAGGTGGCGAAGGATTCCAGAACCTTTTCGATCAGGGGCGCGACGGCCTCCAGTATGCGTGCGTCGGTAGTCATGATGCAGTCTCCATGATTGCGTCGAGGCGTTCGCCTGTGCGCGTGTTGATGAACTGTTCCGTGTCAAAGACGAAACGGTAGCCGCGTTGATGCGGGTTCGTGTCGGGCCCTTCCTCGGTCAGGATGTGAGCGTCTTCCTCACCGAGCATGTTGATGCGGATCGAGTGTGCGTCGGGCAATGTCGCCCAAGCAATCGCGGTGATGCGTTTGCGGTTCATTTGATGCCCCTTTTCTGAAGGCGTTTGCCGAGTGACGACGTGGGCGGCACGACGGCGAGTTTCTGGATCCCGCGGCGTTCGACCTCGTCGGCCATCGCGTTGGCGTTGTCGGCGACGCGGCGGATCGCGGCATCGTCGAGTTTCAGTTTGCGTTGTTCAATGTCGAGCATCGTCGTCGCGGTCGAGTGCAGCATGGCAATCAGAGCGGTGTCTTTCAGCTCGGTGAGAAATGCGTGGTCGTTCATGATCAAGCCTCCATCATGGATTCGAGGTCGGCGCGGAACGCGTCGAAGTCAGCGTGGGTCGTGTCGGATGTGTCGTCGAAGATCGAGCCGTTGTCGTTGATGATCAGAGTCCCAACACAGGCGCCTGACAGCACAGGCGCGGGATACGTGAAGCGCACAGTGTTTTCGTCTTCGGCAGCGTCACGATTGGACAGGCCGTTGTAGAAAGCGGCGTCAGAGTTCAGCAGGTCGATGATTTGGGTTGAAAGTGTCATGTCAGTCTCCGTTGTTCGTTCAGTTGATGTGACAACGTATAAGCGAGTTATAGATGGGTGTCAACAAAAGAATTGACACCCACCGCGTTTAAACGATCAGGCCAGTTCGACGTACCACGGGAACAGGTGCGCGATTGCGACCTCAAGCGTTTTGTAGCCGATAGGCGCATACCACCACGCGTGGACGAAATACTCGCCACCTTTTTCGTGGATCAGGTTGCCGTCAGCGAACGCAAAGCATTCGTCGCGCGATACGTCAGCGGGAATGTGCTCCTGAACCTGTGCCCACAGTTCATCGTCGGGCGTGCGTTGCGTTGCGGCGAATTGTGCGAAAGTCAAAGTAGTCATGTCGTGCTCCTTCAAGCGTATTTTGCGGGATCGGATTCAACGTCGAACGTCGCGGGCAACGTTTCGAGTAATTCGAACGCGTCGCGCATAGCAGCAATTTCCTGTTCATCAAGGTTGCCAGCAACCAATGCGTCGTCGAGTGCGGTTTCGATGGCTTGTCTAGGTGTCATGTCAGTCTCCGTTGTTTGTTTGTGTTGATCGTAAGACGATCATAACTTAGTTATAGACATATGTCAACACCTTCTTTTTGTGTTGCGTCGTTTCGTGCGTTCGTTACTATGCCCGCTATGAAACGTTTGACCACATACCTTACGACATTGCAGCGAGCGACGCTGCAACATCCGCTACCCGCCTAGGGAGCGCAAGGTCTAGTCACGTTTACGTCCAGAAATCGTTGATCACCTGCGCTCCCTCATTGAGGAGTAGCCAAGTGGTAAGGCATGTGGCTTTGATCCACAGTACCGCAGGTTCGAATCCTGCCTCCTCAACCAAACATAGCCTCAGGGCATAGCTCAGCTGGAAGAGTGCCGCACTTGGAATGCGGAGGTCGCAGGTTCGAGCCCTGCTGCCCTGACCAACACATATGCCCCCTTGGGCAAATTGGTAAAGTCGACCGGCTCAGACCCGGTAGTTTCCCAGTTCGAATCTGGGAGGGGGTACCAATAACGCCGCGCTAGCTCAATTGGCAGAGCAGCGCTCTTGTAAAGCGAAGGTTCCGGGTTCGATGCCTGGGCGCGGCACCAAACATATTCCGGCCGTGGTGTATCGGTGGCATTCGCTCGCTGTGAACGAGCAGGAGAGGGTTCGAGTCCCTCCGCCGGGACCAAAGGGGCGCGCCGTTGGGCGGCAGCTGATCCTTGCAAGATCGGCCTTCTGGGTTCGAAACCCAGGCGCTCCACCAAGACCTTCTTTTCTGCTTGTGCGACATGCAGGCCCGTGCGATCAATCGCGCATGGCCGGCGGCTAGTGAGGTCGCCTTCAAACATCCACGGACGACTTCAGTTGGCCAAACAGACGAAACACTCTCCGCGAAAGGGGGACACAATGAAACGCAGTTATCGAAATATTATGTCCCGCTCAATGCGGATCGAGGAACGCTCCTAAACAGGAGCCGTCTTCTAGCCAGGTCCAGGAAAGCGCCCTTTCAAGGCGACAACGCGAGTTCGAATCTCGTCGGCCCCACCAGACCTAATCTTCTCATCTCGGAAAATGAACCTACCTGGGTAGGCGTCGATTGCTAATCGGCAGGCACGTTTAAACGTGTGGGGATCAAGGCCTCCGTTTTCCGCCATACCTGAGTAGCTTTAGTGGCAGAGCAGTCGGCTGTTAACCGAAAGGTCGCTGGTTCGAATCCAGCCTCAGGTGCCAAAACAACGTCGCGGTAGCTCAGAGGTCAGAGCGCTGGGCTCATAACCCAGAAGTCGCAGGTTCGACTCCTGCCCGCGCCACCAATTCGTTCGTTGAGGATTAGCTCAGCAGGTAGAGCAGGCGACCGATAATCGTCAGGCCACTGGTTCGATCCCAGTATCCTCAACCAACGAATTGCCTCAGAAGCTGAACTGGATCAGCACCCGGCTACGAACCGGAAGGTTGTGGGTTCGACTCCTACCTGGGGCGCCAAAACAATGGGCGGGTGACCGAGTCTGGCTGATGGTGTCGGATTGTAAACCCGATTGGGAAACCACGCGTAGGTTCAAATCCTACTCCGCCCACCAATGCGCCGGTAGCTCAGCGGCAGAGCAGGGGCCTTTTAAGCCCTAGGTCCTGGGTTCGAGTCCCAGTCGGCACACCAGTGGATGGTCCCGCGTCGTGGGATGCAGCCGGTCTCGAAAACCGGAGGCGACCGAAAGGTTGGGGGTTCGACTCCTCGGCCATCCGCCACCTTCTTTCAGCGATTGCGCGAACGCGCCTACTTGCTTATGATCGGCGACGAACCTTGCAAGGAGTTCTACCGTGATCAATTTCGCACTCGGATTTGCTGCCGCTGTCGGCATCGCAATCGTTTTCCCAACCACATTCGCAATGCTTCTGTTCTGGGTATCAGAGCAATGGGCGAAAATCTTCAAGCCCAAGTCCTAAGGATACGTCATGACCACAACAGTCGCCAACAACCATGCTGACTTTACCCGCCGCCAGATTCAATGGGCGCGGATCCGCGACGCGTTGGAGGGCCAGGACGAGATCAAAGAAAACGGCGAGGCGTATCTGAAGAAGCCGGACGGCATGACTTCGACCGCCTATGACGCCTACAAGGATCGAGCGCAATACTTCCCAGTCGCCGAGCGCACGTTGCGCGGCATGTCCGGGATGGTGTTTCGTCACCCGATCAAAGCCGAGATGCCAAAGCGCCTCGAGCCGTTGAAGGAAGCCGCGACGACTGACGGGCACTCGCTCGAAGTCATGGCCGAGAACGTCGTGAATGAGGTGCTGTCCATTGGCCGGTACGGAATTCTGGTCGACTTCCCAGCAGCCAACACCACCGCGAACTCGATCCCATACCTTGCGACCTACACCGCAGAGAACATCATGGATTGGAAGGTGCAGCTGGTCGACGGTATGCGGACGTTGACTCGTGTCGTCCTCAAAGACGACTTTGACAACGACGACGAGGACGTGAACGACCAAGCAGAAACGCGGCTCGAGTTGATCCTGAACGAGGACGGCAATTATGAGGTCCGCAAATGGATGTCGAGCGACGCGAAGAAGTCGACGAAGGAGAATCTGGGCACTTACGTCATGGTAGGCGAGCCTGTTGTGCCGACCGTCAACGGAAAGCCGCTGAAGAAGATCCCGTTCGTGTTCATCAACCCCTATGACCTGCGGCCAGACGTTGAGAAGCCGCCTATGCTGGATCTCGTCGGCGTCAACCTTGGTCACTATCGCAATTCGGCTGACTACGAGCACGCGCTCTACCTGACGGCGCAGCCTACTCCCGTGGCAATTGGCGCGATCACCGAGAAGACAAAGCCGACCGCAATCGGATCGGGTGCATTCTGGATTCTTCCTGAAGGATCCCAGGCTCTGTTCCTCGAATTCTCAGGTGCTGGGATCGAAGCACAGCGGAACGCGATGCTCGACAAAGAAAACCGCATGGCCGCACTCGGTGCGCGTATGATCCACGAAGGTCAGAACCGCAACGAGGCAGCAGACACGGCAAAGATGCGCGGCAAAGGCGAAATGTCGCTCCTGACCAACGTTGTGAACATGGCCGAGGCGGGCATCGAGCGCGCGTTGCGCATTGCAGCCGAGTGGGTCACGGGAACACCCGACGACGTTGAGGTGAAACTGAACCGCGACTGGGTTGAAGTCAAAATGGACGCGCAGACGCTGACCGCGCTCGTGAAAGCATGGCAGGCTGGCGGCATGTCGCACCAGACGCTTTACGAGAACCTTCAGCAAGGCGAGATCGCTCCTGTGGATCGCACGTTCGAGGACGAGAAAGACTTGATCGAAGAAGAGGGAGGCGACTTGGGCCTCACACCTGCGGAAGCGGCCTTAGCAGCTGCGGCACAACCGCCCGGTGCACCAGCGGCCCCTGCAGCCACCCCCAAACCTGAAGGCGACGAAGAGGCTGCGGGCACAGAAGGCGCGTCGCGGGATGCGTGAGTTCGTCACTGGCACAGAATACGAATTGATGACCACGGCTTCGGTCATGCAGTTTCAAAACGTGGGTGGCGGTACGCTCGTAGTCAAACGAGCGGCAACACAACCAGCAGCATCCGAGTTCGGGTGGAAGTACAAAGACGGCTTCGGTGAACGCGGACACCTGGATGACCTTTACCCGACCGAGACCGGAAGCCTGTGGGCACGTTCCGACGAGTCGACGGTCGTCCTTGTCGAGGAGCTTGCTCCCTAATGGCTCTCAGGTCCCCCTTTGGCGAAACGGTTACGGTCACACGAGCGAACCGCGTTGAGACGCTCTATATCACGGGCGACGAGTACACGGACGGGTCTATGCGCATCGTGCGGGACGCAGACGAACCGTGGAACGCAGAATTCGAATATCGAGACAACGGCGCCTGGAACAAGACAGGTCTCGAAACAGGCGGGCCGCTGCCAGTTCAGATCGGTGAACTGCTCGGGATCACGTCAATAGGTCACCACCTCACGACGATTGACCAAGCCGAAGGTCACCGCCACATCATTCCCCACATTGAGTTCAACGGTGGCATGTCCGCCGAGGCAGCGATCTTTCCCGTCGTCCATCCGGACGTCACGCGTTCGATCTTGCAGCCTGACGACTCAGGCGTGATGTCTGGGTCTACGATCTCATGGACAACGACGTTGGTGCATAGCAACCGCTTCATCATGAAGATCTACCTGAACATCGAAACGGCTCCCACCGATCTCGTGGAATTGCACATCCGCGACACCAATGGGAGCGGTCCCGAGCTTTACGAATTGACACTTGCACCGGAATCGCTTCCCGTGGGCGAAGTCGAGTTGACCATTGACCAGTGGATCAACGAGGAAGACATCGGGTCGGTGACCTGGTTCGAGTTCATTTGCGCGTCGGGCACCATCTCACTAAAATCTAACATAGGCGGCACCGTCCCGTGGTACGCTTATGATTACCGCCTTGAGGAGCATCAGAGCCTCGCACCGCTTGACTATATCAGCGACTCCTTCGTCACTGATCCCGACACGTTCGAGCTACTTCTGACAACAGACGGAAACGTCATAAACACCAAGCCCACAGGGGAGCTCTAACATGCCTTTTCACACGAATCTCGGCGACGGCCAAATCCACCGCATTTATGACCAGTCCTACGCGAGTGACGCAGCGCGCGACGCGGACACCGCCTGGAACGGCGCTGCCGCGAACGTAGGAAAGACGGTTCTTATCACCGGAACAAACGCCGTCCACATGCTGCTCTCGACGGGACCGACCTGGTTCACGTTCGGTGGCGCTGTCGCAAACCCAAACACGATTTACAACGCGGACGACGACATTGCTGGCGACCGGACAATCACTGCACCTAGCGGGCGTCAACTCGAGTTGCGTGCCCTCGACCTACTCGCATCTACTTACCTGAAGGCTGCGGACATCACGCTGCACGAGGACACGGTAGACATTGAGGCCCGTGTTGGTGACGGCGCTGGCGGTATCGCGTCGATTTCTCGGATCCTGATCAACAACGCCACGATGCAGATCCTTGACCAAACGAATAGCAAAGGTCTCGTTTACGGCGCCGACTACAGCGTGAACTACTCGGATCGCTCGCTCGTGGACAAAGGCTTTACTGACAACTACGGGTTGTCGCAAACGAAAGACGCGGACGCGGGAACGCAGATGACGGACCTCGCGGCTCTCGGATTCAAGGTTGCGTCTGCATCGGACGCAAAGGTCATGCTGAAGCACACAGATGGTGCTGCTGATCTGAAGCAGGTCAACATGGAATACCACGGTGGCTTGTTCCGCATCAAACAGGTTGACGACGACCTGTCTACCAAAACAGATCTCGCCGTGATCAACGCGGCAACGAAGTCCTTTTTCTCGCTTGGTTCGGTGAACCAACAACACGTCACTGGTGGGTCGCGTGTTGTGCGGAATACCGCAGACGACGAGATCGAAATCTGGGGCGAGGCTGACTTTGGTACTGCGGTCGCGGGCGAGATCACGCTGGTGGGCGGACGGACCTATGACATTATGGACTCCTTCACGTTGACGAGTTCGCTCGTGATCCCGACCGGCGCAAGCGTTCAATTCCGCACGCCGAACAGAAGCAATGCCATCACCTACACTCACGCGACGAAAGCCATGTTCCAAGGAACGAACATCGGCACACTTGCGCTCCTGGACATCGTGCTCGACGGAAACAGCACAGGCACCTTGCTCAACATCGACGGCGGTGTGCTTTCGTTCAAGTTCCCAGATTTCAATTCCTGGTCAAGCCTCGGAACGGTCGACAATCTGGTCGACTTCTTCGCGCCGGGCATGTTCATCGACACGTCGACCGGTCTCGACATGACCAACTGCGCAAGCTGCACCATCGTTGATACGCTCGCGCTGATCTCGACGTCTGGCGCGGCAGTGTTCGTGATCAACGGAGCGAGCTCCGGTGACTTGCAATTCTACAACAACATCCTAGAAGCATCGAACGCCAACAACTCGCTCGTGAACATCGACGGCGCGACCTTCCCAGCGACCAAAACGGTCAACCTCGGTGGCAACAACATCGTGGTTGGGCAAATGTTCCACTCCTCGTCAATCGACAAAACAGACGACCGCGTGATCTCTCGCGGCAACAAAGGGACCGGCGCAGCTGATAGCACGGCGAGCGCCGTTGGTACTGCGTTCGATCAAGCGGCAACAGCGACTTTGCTTGATCAAAACATTCCTAACTACATCAACGCGACTTTCACCGAGCAGTCGGTCGAACGCTTCGACGTGTTGTCGTCAGGCGTGTTCCACCATATTGGCTCGCAGTCGATCACGACGCAAGTCATGGCGTCGATCACAGGCAAGAACACGACCGGCACAGCGATCAGCATGAACTTCTATCTTGGCCTCGCCATATTCGGAAACGGGATAACAGCCTTTGCCGATGCAGGCGGTGGGCAGATCACCGTGACCACCACCGTCGCCCACGGGTTCTCGAACGGCGACCGGGTCAACCTGCAAGGCACGACGAACCACGACGGCACCTGGACAATCGCGAACGTGACATCCACGACGTTTGAGATCACGGACACCTTCGTCGCCACAGGCACAGGTTTCGCTCCTCGCAAGATCCTGGAACAAACCAAAGCATCGAACTCGTTTTCGAACGCCGACAAAAACACGATGCTGATTGCTCAAGTCGACATGGACGAGGATCACTTCCTTCAACTGTTCGTAGAAAACACGGACAGCGTTGCCGAATGGGAAACCACGGACATCAACGTGACCATAGCGAAGATCTGACGCCTCACCGTTTAAACGAGTAGACGGACGATATGTCGTCGGGATCGTAGCGGTTACCTTTTGCACGATTCTCGCTCGCGGTTATCGCTCGCAGGTTCCACGGAACATGCCAGCCGCATACGTTGACGCCTTGCAGCGGTATGATGTGGTCAACGTCGTGCTTCTCACCGGTCACAGCCTCAAGACGCTTAGCCTCTGCGAAGATGGCTTCCTCAGCCGCCATGTGCGTTTCGTTGTACCAAGGTGGGACGGCTCCGCGCTTAGCTGCGCGGTGTCGAGCAATCGACGCTTTATCCTTTTCACCAGCCTGCCAATCTTTCTCACACGCTTTGCAGCGCCCGCCCGTTTTGTTGCGCCCACGTTCGCGCGGTGCGACGTGTCCATACTTGCACGGCACGCCGGTGAAGAAGGTCGTTTTGTTCACAACCCAGCATTCGGGATTAGTCGCGGGAAGGTCAGCCCAAGAGGGCTGACCTGCGTCGATTGCGGCTTGTTTACGATTTACCAAAACGACTTGCCCGTGATGCGCTTCGCAGCCGACGTCCACGCGACGCGGACACAATCGTCGGTAAGGTTCGACATGACGGAAGTCGAGCGCGACACAGCGCGGTCAGCTTTGTTGAACATGCTGGTCAGAATTTCGTCTTTCATGTCGTCGAACGCAACACCGGCTTCGAACAGTTCAACGAGGTACTTTGCCACGTCGTTGTCAGCAGCCGATTGAACGAAGTCGCCAGACCAGCCCAAAGCGTAAGTCGGGTTGGCGGTCAGCTTTTCAACGTGCGCGGCGAGCGTCGCAGGGAACGTGTCAACCTCATTGTAGGCCCAACGCATTGCAACACCGAGCGCGTAGTCGTCGCGGTCGTCGTTGCGTGCAGCGCGAGCAATTTGCGACCACGCGTCGAAGTCCTTGCGCTCCTCAGCGCGTGCTTCGCGAGACTTTTGAGCGGCTTCGCGTTCGGCGTCGCGTTCGAGGTTCAGGCGTTCGATTTCCAGCTTGGCAGCAATCGCGGCTTCTTTGTGCTCGACGAGGTGACGCAGCGACATGTTGCGGCGAACGTCGGCGCCTTCAGCAATCGCGGCTTCGTAAGCGATTTCTTTCGCGACGCGCAGCGCATCGGTCCAACCGCCAACACGATATTCCGAGCCGTCGAAATTGCGCGAGTTCGATTTGTAGTGAGTGACGTCCGCGTGCTGTGCTTTGATCACATCGCGCAGCGTGTCAATGTTCGAGCATTCGAAGATGTCGGTCACGGACAACGCGTCGGTGTCGGTATCGTTTTCAAAGATGATTGCACGAGCGGCAAACTCGCCACCTTCAGGTGTTGCGTTTTCGATGATCAGGATTTTGCGTGCTTCGTAGGTCATGTCAGTCTCCGTTGTGTTCAGTTGATGTACCACGACGTATAAGCGACTTATAGATCGGTGTCAACACCTTCTTTTAGGAATAACTGATTTAGGTTGCTCCTGCGATTGCCAATTGATCGACGCGAGCAGATTTGACATTGTGGGAGTTCGCGCGTTTGCGTACTCACATCAATGGAAAAGGAACTCCCAAGAATGTATGGGCCAAGTCACCCGGTCAGCATAGACCAGCACATCCAGAAATACCGGATCAACGAGAACGAAACCTACGTCGAAGTATGCGACCGCAACAGCAGCGTGCTGGCAGACAGCGAAGAACATCGACGAGACATCAGGCTCACCCAATTGCACCAGAATTTCATGTATGCGGGACGCGTGACACGCGCAGTCGGCGCGCCCATGCAGATTTGCGCTCACAACTGTTTCGTCTCGGGCGACATTGCAGACGACTCGATTGATATCCAGGACAAGCTCAAAGAAGCATTCATGACGATGCGCATGGGCGGTGGGATCGGATACAACTTCGGGACGCTGCGTCCTCGCATGTCAATGATTGCCTCCTTGAAGTCGACCGCCTCGGGTGCTGTGTCCTTCATGGAAATCTACAACTCGAATTGCAAGACAGTGCGATCAGCAGGCGGGCGTCGCGGCGCACAAATGGGCGTCCTGCCGATCTGGCATCCAGACATTGTCGAGTTCATCGAAGTGAAGACAGTCGCGCTCGCTGACGACTTGCAGAAAGCGCAGATGCTCATCTCGATGTATGAGAACGAGAAGGTAGGCGACACGTCGGAAGGCGCCGAGGATCGTCGCGCATACTTCGAGGAGCTCAAACCATTCATGATCGACATGGTCGAGAAGGTTTCGATCCAGAATCGCCTCAACGCGTTCAACCTGTCGATTGCCATCACCGACGACTTCATGAGAGCGGTCGAGGACGACACCGACTGGGATCTCGTGTTCAACGGGAAAGTCTACCAGACGTTGCGTGCGCGTGATCTCTGGGACAAGGTTATGCTTGCGACGTGGGATTGGGCAGAGCCTGGCGTGTTGTTCATTGATCGGATCAACGAGATGAACAACCTATACTATTGCGAAACGATCAGCGCAACGAACCCCTGCGGCGAGCAGCCATTGCCGCCTTATGGCGCGTGCTTGCTTGGCTCCTGGAATATGGTCAAGTACATCGTCACTTTGCCTGATGGTTCGCGACACCTCGATCTCGAGGCGCTGAAGGCCGACATTCCGGGCATGGTTCGCGCATTGGACAACGTGATCGACGTTGCCAAGTATCCGCTGCCTCAGCAGGAAAAAGAAGCCAAAGACAAACGACGCATGGGCATGGGCGTCACGGGCATGGCGAATGCCATCGAAGCGCTCGGTGCACCATACGGCACGGACGAGTATCTCGAAATCCAAGCCTTGATCCTGCGCACGATTGCGAACGAGACCTACCGCGCGTCGGCAATGCTCGCGAAAGAAAAAGGCGCCTTCCCATTGTGGGACGCCGAGAAGTACATGGCAGGCAAGTTCGTCAACAGCGGTGTGCTCGACGACGACGTGTTGGAGCTGATGTGGAAATGGGGCTTGCGCAATTCGCACCTCCTGTCCATCGCACCGACTGGTACAATCTCGTTGACCGCGGACAACATTTCGTCAGGCATCGAACCGGTCTTTGCCTACATGTCAGGCCGCGACATTATCAACCAGGATGGCGTCACCAAGCAGTACGTTGAGATTCCTGACTACGGCGTGTCCGTGTTCGGTGTCGAAGGCGTTCGTTCTGACGACCTGCCTGTGCTCGATCACGTCAAGGTTCTGTGCCATGCTCAGCAGTTCGTTGACTCGTCGATCTCGAAGACGTGCAACGTTCCGGGAGACGTTTCGTTCGACGACTTCAAAGAGGTTTACATGACGGCATGGCGTGGTGGCGCGAAAGGCTGCACCACGTTCCGCCTCGACGGCAAACGGTTCGGCATGATGCGTTCGCTTGACGAGGTAGTAAATGAGGTGGAGCCCGTGTCTGCGGTTGATGCTGCGGAAGTCTGTGGCTACGATCCAAGTACCGGCAAGGCGACTGGGCCATGTGCCGACGATTGAAAGGAGGTGATCTTTATCTGCCCCTTCAACCAGTAAAGGAGAACCTCATTATGGCAAAGAAATCTTGTGGCCCCAAATCATGGAAAGGCGGCAAGAAGAAATGACGTGTCAGGCCCGTGCATTGTCGATCCTTGCGCGGGCCTCCATCATGGTCAACCGGCGCATTGGGCGCTTCCCACATCTCACCATCTGCGCAGAATTGTGGATCCTGGATCGACGATTGCGCGTGACCGCAATGGATGCGATAGTGCTCGCACTCTTCTGGGAAAAGGAACACTGCAAAAAGCAGTACTTGCGATATGGTATCAATCAACGAACGCTTCATGGATTTTCAGGTCGCACAACAAGTGCGCTGGATTCGGCTTCAGAACAACGACGTGCGCGAGGCGCTTCGGTACCTACGCGCAGCAGAAAAGAACATCACGCGAGCGCTGATTGATTCCGACATGGACGAGGGCCGGTTCACGGTAGCCCGTTTAAACGCGCTCAAGATTCAGCTCAACAACATCATCCAGAACCTTAGTACACAATTGACACCAGTCCTGACCAACAACCTGCGCGACGCGTTCAAGTTGGCTGCTGAGATTGAGCAGCAAGCGTTTGTGCGCATCCTGCCCGCGGGCCTTGATGTGACGACACCCAACCTAGGCGTCTTGCAATCAGCAGTCGTCTCGTCGCCGTTCAACGGTGCACCGATTGGCGATTGGGTTGACTCGTTCCATCGCTCATTGACCAAGACGTCGTGGGACACGATAGTCACTGGGATCACGGAAGGCGCGACACGCTCGGACATCACGCGCACGCTGATGGGCACGCAAGCGAACAACTACAAAGATGGGTCGATGCAGGCACGTCGTCGCGGCCTCGAAGCGCTCGTGCGCACATCGACGAACCACGCAACCAATCAAGGCCGACAAAAGGTCTGGGAGGCAAACAGTGACCTACTCAAAGGAGTCCGCTGGGTTTCGACACTCGACACGCGGACAACACCGATATGCCAGGAACGGGACGGCAAAGTCGGTCCCGTCGTTGACAGTCCCAACTGGCGTCCGCCCGCTGGGGCTTCTCGTCTCGATCCGCCATTCGCGCGTCCGCCCGCGCACATCAATTGCCGATCAACAACGGTGGCAGTCACGAA